TGATGGTGATCGTTATGGTTATGGTCATGGCTATGACTATGGCTATGGTGATCGTTATGGTTATGGTTATGGTCATGGCTATGACTATGGCTATGGTGATGGTGATGGTGATCGTTATGGTTATGGTCATGGCTATGACTATGGCTATGGCTATGGTGATGGTGATCAACTGTATTGGCAGTTATCGCTATCAAACATTCCTACACCGGACAATACGGTGCTTGCTTACTGTTGGACGAACGAAGACGGATCTCCGTCGAACGGGGGGGCAGGAACTATCGCTAGATCAGGCGCAACACATGAAGTTGCTGGACCCTTAGAAATCTGTTCAAAGCAAGCCCTTCACGCAACATTAACTCCCCCAGCTTGGCGCGGAACTAAATTGTGGATTGTTGCTATGCACAAACCCGTCGTGTTTGGTAACGACAAAATTGGCTCACTGAAGCGAACGTTTATTTGTGAATTTAGCAATAAGGACTAAGTGAGAATACTACACAGGATAAAGGCTGATGACTGTTAAATACGTATTGCTTGATATGAATACTGGCGAGTTCAGTAACTCCTGGACTGAAGAAGAAATGGCGCTAGCAAAAGAAAAAGGCTGGAAGCGTGAGACTGTGCGAACACCTAGCCGTTTCAATCCAAAAACTATTAAGGAAGGCCCAAAACAGCGGGTGATAGCCTTAGAATTGGGCGCAGGTTATCGATGGTAAGTATGTTTTCTGCACGTGTCCGTATGGGTTATTAAGATTTAATGATGGATTACTAGAATTTAAAGAATAACAGGAGATAGAAATGAATGAACCATACAGACCAAGCAACGGAACAGAGGGCATGGCTTTTATTTCAGAATGGTGTGACGAGTGTATCCACGACGATCCAGAAAATGAAAAATTCTGTCCGATTGTGGGTGCAACAATGATGCTGGATGTTGATGATCCAGACTATCCTAAAGAATGGATTTTTAATTACGAAGAAAACAGGCCGCGCTGTACAGCGTTTAAAGCTAAAGAATAATGGCAACCGGCTGACCCTTGATTGCTCGCTACGACTGAGGGTGTCAGTAGGTCAATTAGATCACGCATGAATTGTGATAGCCACACATGCAATGCAAGATGCCAGTGAAAATCTGGTCTGATGTAAACCAGCCGGGAGCCTCCCTATAGGAGATGGGTAATGTTAATACTAACTAAATTATTTTATCTATCATTATTTTTAGTTTTATCACTCGCTTGTTTAGATAAGTTCGGTGTCGCGGTTGGTAGGGTATTATTTATTACATTTAAAATAGCAATGCACGTTTTTATATTATCCGGTTCGATCTTAATTTTAATTATATGAGGCCACGCTATGACTGATACATTAGGAGATACATTACCTGAAGAAATAGCGAGAGTGCGTCAAGTGCTTGCGACGTACATTGAGATAGGCCCGCCGGGTCAGTTCGGCGCTATGATGATAGAGGAATCTTTACGGCGCGCAGAAATTGCGGTGATGCGCGGCGATATTGTTGCAATGATTCAAGCCTATAGCGATTTAAAGGAGATTAAAGGGTGACTGATACAGCATTAAAGCCTTGCCCGTCTTGCAAAAGTAGTAGCTTGTATTATTTTGAGAGCACAGCCCCGTACTACTCAAAATCGAGCGACAACCCCACGCGAATTGTTTGTAGAGATTGCGGGGCCAGCGCGCCTAAAGAAGCTTGGAGCAAACGCATAGAGGATGAGCGAGTGAAAGAAATCGAAACCGTAGGACTAGCATTCGTAATGTTGATATTTATTATACTTTTTTTCGGTCAGCCTAGTTTACATGATGCAATTATTCACTACTTGATGGGAGGTAACCAAAATGGATAATACAGATATTATTAAACAAGTAATTAGTAAACTAAAAACAATGCTGCATTTGCAGGCTGGTAGTACATGCTTTGTTTCTAGTAGTGATATAAAAGAAAGTGTCGGATTACTTAATAAACTCCAGCCTGAGCCTGATTTTTATCAACCTGGGGATTTGGTAATACTGTCCGACGAGGGCCCTTACTACCTTGGGTACTATGTTGAGAATGGAGAGCATGGCCCTGATAACCCTGTCATTAGATCTGATGGCGATGAATATATTTTAGGTGATAGTGAGGAGCTACTAGGTAAAGTCATCATACAAAAACCCGGGCAAGAATTTTTAGAAGTGATTAAGCATGATGGGGGCGAGTATCCGGGGCATCTAGATGATTTTGTTTGCTATTGGAGGCCCGACAGAAAGCTGCCAAACGGAAACTGTTTAGCATATGCGGTGGAATGGTCGAATGTTGAAAAATACCTAGTCCTTCGCAATGGGGGGAGTGATGCGTGATTTAAAAGAAAGGTTGCGTGGACACTATACTTGCGGCCCGTTTGGGACAAGAGACTTTAGTTCTTACATCCCTGCTATATCTATAGAAGCGGCTGACTATATCGAGCAACTCGAACAGCAGTTAGCTGATGCGAATGAATTAATTAAACAGTACCGCGATGCAGAATCGCAAGTTACTCACGATTGGGGGTGGTGATAGAGACTCAATCCTTGATAGCGTTGATAGGTATCTAACTAAATACGGAGTCAACAATGAATCAGAGTGATATTGATAGAATTAAAGAGCTAGACGAAGATAAGCCCAGAGTGATTTTAAACTGCCACCCCACTTGGAGAGTTGAATATTTAGATATGCAAGAAGGTAACCAAAATGGATAACACAGATATTATTAACAAACTTAAGTCTACATTACCAGAATTAGGCTCTATCGATGATAACGAGGCAAGAAGCGCGTTAAAAACTATCATCACAGTGATTAAGAAGCTCCAACCCGAACCGTATTTTTATCAAGCTGGGGATTGGGTGAAGTTTAAATATAAAGTCAGTATTAATGAGTATAAGGTGTCTGCTGGCTTTCTTAAAGAAAACCCCAGAATTGAAACCAGCTCTTGGTGGGATATCGTGTCTGATGATGAAAAAATTATAGGCGTTCCACTAGAAAACATCATCTGCAAACTCATCGAACAAAAACCCGGGCAAGAATTTTTAGAAGTCATACCGCATGATGGGGGTGAGTATTCTGGGGATGATAACGATCATGTGATTGCCTGGTATCGAGATGGTGGGCTTACTTTTTGCAAAGCAAGGCATCTTGGATGGGGTCACTTCGATAGCAATTCGGACGTAGTGAAATACGTAATCCTAAGCAAAGGTGGTGAGTGATGAGTGATTTAAAAGTAATTACAGATTCAAAAGAAATCCCACCCTTGCTGTCAATAGATAGAGTTGGCAGCAATATCGAGTCAGTAACTATTAATGTTGCTTCATTGTATGCGCGGATAAAACAACTCGAACAGCAGTTATCTGAAGCGAATGAGATATTCGAAGCGTTTGGTGAAATAAAGTGCTTACACTTAGGCGATGGCGGGACGGGATCGGGAAGTGAGGTTCTGGTCGGCATTGATTTCGACAGTATCTTAGAAATATCTAATATGATAACTAAATACGGAGTCAGCGATGAAACAGAGTGATATCGATAGAATTAAAGAGCTTGATAGTAATGCCACACCTGGGACTTGGACATGGATAAATAGTAATATGTCGATCAATCGCTTTGGTAGGCTGTTTGCTAACTCTGACTTGGTGCTTGATGCGGACCTAGGTGCATTTGGTAGTAATATACATGATGCAAAACTCATCGCAGAATACCGCACCCTCTGCCCTGCTCTGTTAGCTGAATATGAAGCATTGAAGCGTGCTAATTCTAATCAGATTAATGCGTTGATTGAATGTAATAATGAATTAATTCGTTCCGATGAAAAAACAGCTACAGCATACGAGAAGCTTGATGCAGAAATAACGGTAAGGAATATTCTGAGTGAGCAATGTACTGCACTTATTGCTGAACTCGAAGTCGCAAATAAAAAACTAGAAAAGTATCAGGCGGTGGCGGCTGCAATGGATAGGCTATTTCAAGCACTAGAACAACTAAAGGAAGGTGAATGATGAGTTATGATATGTATGATTTCGGTAGCGATTGCGCAGAGACTTACTCGGGGACGTGTGAATGCGGGAAAGTAGTGGAGGTTTCAGCGCAATCGGATAGAGGACCGGAGTACTACACCGAGATATATGTTAAATGCGAGTGTGGGAAATCGGTCTATTTTAACTTGCCGGTAAATTAATAAAGGAAGGTGAATGATGAATAACAGACTACGTACAGCATTACTAGAACTCGCTATAGCATATATAAAATCAGAAATACCAAAAGTTGATTCTATGTCACGCGTAGCAATTATTGATGATATAAGGGCGGGCTACTGTCCCGATTGCTGCGGTGATGATCTTCCATGTTACTGTGAGAGAGATGAATGATGGAATGGATTAACGTTGACGATAGGTTGCCTGAAGATGGTATTCAGGTTTTATTAAGAGGGTCATCGAGCTACTCTTCTTCTAAGTATCACTATGAGTCAGGACGGTATAGTAATGATAGAAAAGCTTTTGTAGATGATGCGTGTAACAGGATAACTGATGGATGGCCTGAGCCAGATAGTTGGTGTTATCTACCTGAGCCGCCGGAATGAATGTCCTGCCAACAGATAATTGGATGACTCTAAGGAAGTTTGCTCAAGAAACTGGGTATACTGAAAGAGCGATTTATGATAATAAATCAAAGGGTTGCTGGCCCACCTGGATTTTTGTCAAGGACGGGCGTAAAGTAATGGTTAACTACACAGGATATAACCGATGGCTGAGTATGAAGGCGTCAGAGCAATATCAAATTCCAGCATTGAGATAAGCTTTTATTATAAGGGTGTTCGGTGTCGGCCCCGTATAAAGCGATCGTCTACAAATGCAAATAAAAAATACTGCTCTCAATTAAGAAGTAAAATATTAATGGAAATCGACGAGGGAACTTTTTGCTTTGAAGAGTACTTTCCTGATCATCCATTAAATGAAAAGTTCTCCCCCGCCCTTTCTTTTCAACCGCTCATTGATTCGGTTGTGGCTTACGTTGAGTCATACGATAAAATCCAACCGACCACAAAAAAGATTTACTTAAGAAGTTTAGAATTATTAAGAACAAAGATAAATGTACGTGTTGGGGAATTAACGAAGAAACACATATTAGAAATATCCGAAACCTGGACTGACTCAAGAACCGGTAAGCCTGTTACAAGAAAAACGATCAATAATCACTGGATACCTGTTCGCAAATTCTATAATGAAAAAGCATCAAGGGAAGATATTCAAAATCCATTTTATGGCTGGGTGTTAAATGAAGGCGTTAAGAATAAAAAGCCAGAAATCGACCCGTTCTCAAAAGACGAAATTGATGCCATCTGCACCTCTGGCAGCATTACTAACATGGTTCAGTTTGGATATTGGACAGGAGTAAGATTATCCGAGTTGTTCGCGCTAAAGTGGGAAGATATAGATTGGTTGCATAGTAAAGTAGAAGTCTGTCGTGCTCACGTTTTAAACTTCAAAAAAGACACTAAGACTGACGCTGGTGAAAGGGTTATTGATTTACTTCCTCCCGCTTTAAAGTCTTTAGAAGACCAAAAACAACACACATTCTTATCAAGTGAGTACATATTCACCCACCCTGTCACCAACAAACCATTCATGACTGACAGGGAATTTAGAGATAAAATCTGGACGCCGTTATTAAGAAAGGCAAAGGTAAAATATCGACCACCAAAACAACTCCGCCACACGTTTGCTACTATCGCAATCTTAAGTGGAGAGAATATTTATTGGGTAAGTAAAATGCTAGGACACGCCGATCCAGCTTTTACCATGCGCGTCTATTATCGGTGGATGGAAAAAGTGGCGGAGGAAGGAGGTAAATTAATGCTGTCCAAAATGCTGCCCAACGACAGCGAAAACCAGCGAATTACAGCGAAATAACGGACAGTATTCAAACAGGAGATTTAGAGAAAAACGTTATAAATCAGTAATTTAAGCATTCAATAATGGTGGGTCGTGAAGGATTCGAACCTTCATTTGCCTGTGCCTGTAATTTAATAATCTATTATTTATCAACAGCTTAAGGTGGTAGATAATAGGCGCTTAATAAAAAGCTGTCCAAATGCTGTCGATTGCTATACTATATAATAGATTCTATGCTTAAACGACTTCTCAGCCTCTTGATTTTCACCCTACCACTGAGTCTACTTGGGGCTGAACGCGACTACCAGGAAAAATGGTGCGCTGAGATGGGTGGTAAAACAGAAGTTTCGGTCGAAGGCGGAAGAGTTGATTGTCTCACCGAGATTTATGCGATTGAAGTTGATCACGCTAAGAAGTGGAAACAAGCAATAGCTCAGGCTAGGTGGTATGGACTACAGACGGGTAAGCGACCTGGGATATTATTGATTGTAGGTCCAGGTGATCAAAGGTATGTTGATTATATTGAAGAGTATAAAGCGGGGTATGATATTTATTTGAGAGTTTGGACAATAGAGAAATAGCCCGCTTAATTTTTAGGAGAAATTTATGAGAAAAAGAAATCCAGTATTCAAGCAAAATCGTGATTTTATTATAGCAATGAAAGCCAAAGGTTATTCAGTAGGGCTTTATAAAGGTAGAGTGTTAATTATTAAGTGAATTAGGAAGATAATTCAGATTCTAGCTGTTTGTAGGTCTCCCTTTCTTCGTCATCCATATTAGAAAAGAAGTTTAACTCTTGAAGTGCTTTAAACATTATTTGTGATTTTTCTTTCTTGGTTTTAGCGTGAAATAATTCCATACGATGTTTAATAGTGTTCATAGGTTCCTTAATTGGGTACGATAGATCACAATAAGTGTGATATTCCGTCCAATATTTTTGGCTTATATCCATTGCTTCAGTAGATAAGATAGTGATAATTCCATTAAGCAGTAATTACCGTCTTTAACTTCGTGCTTGTATAAGCAACCCTGCCAGTGATCGTTTCCCTGTGGTCCTTTGTATTCTTCGTCATGCTGGTAGAATGAACCCGCTATCGCGCCTCTCGTTGTTTTTCCATTATTTAGGTATTTTTCTGCAATATCTTTACCTTGCCGGTGACCCTGGGTAAATGAGAAACCTAATGTGCTAAGCATATTTCTACAGTTACCACCTAGCGCGCGGCCAGTATTGGTATTATAGAAATAATGACAATAATTAATACCATCTATTTCGAGTATCTTAAGAAAAGGGTTAACTTTCCAGCCAAATTTCTTTAACTCTAATGTATCGAAATTTAACGCCTTTCGACATTCTGTGTGCTCGTCAGTGTAACGCGTTATTCTGTCTTCATGATTACCTAATAAAAATTCTAACCTTGGCTTGTATGGTCTGAGTTTTTTTCTTTTTCTTTTTCTGTTCAGGGCTTCAATGGGAGCCATTAAAAGCTCTAGCCCCATTATCCCTGCTTCTATATCATCTAACCAGTCAACGCCTTCTTCGGCTTTCTTAGCTTTAGAATCCCATGCGCTTAATGATGGCATGTCCCAGTGATCACCGCCATGGATAATGACGTTAGGCATTTTATCAGCAATGTAATTCCCTGCTGCTTCCATGTGTTCAATGTAAACGTTAGGTTTTACTTGTGTATCTGAAATCCAAAAATGCTCATTCATCATTACACCTTTATGTAGTCCACGCCACCGCCTGTTGAGGGGTCGATGATTGAAGCTATTTCTACCGCCTCGATGGGATTTTTACCTAAATGCATAGCAGCTAGCGCGGCTTGAGAGCCAGACCCGATAGCATAGAATGGGTCGTCTACTTTCATTCTTGATAGCGACGCCGGATAAATATATAAACCAAACTTAGTTAGCTCTAGAACTTCTATTTCGTCGAACTCTTCGGGCTTGTCTGCGGGGTTTTTCTTATTCTTATACCACGCTAAAAATATCTCACATTGATCACAGTCACCCGCTAGCCCGATGATTGATTGGTGGATTTTGAATATTTTAGTATTGTGAAACTTCTGATCACCATAGGTGTTTTGTTTATCGCCAGACATCCCCTGTAGGTTTGCGGCTATAGTGGTCATATACTAATGCCGGATAAATCAAAATGCTGCTTGAAACAATGATAACCTTTAGCGTGGTCCCTAAAAGATTTATCCAGCTCCTTTACCGCTAGTCTTCCTTGTGCCTCACACATTTCCAGAGTCACCTTATCGTTAAAATATATTTGTGTTCGTATAGGCTGACTATCTGCGGGACTGTATAGAGAGATTATTAATATAACAACGTCCATAATTACCTCCTGATGAGGTTGTTTATAAAAACAAGGATTAGGACGAAAAGAAGAAGGCTTCTAGCTAGGAATGTTAGACTTAAATTCAGCGTGAAGCTTATCGCTTTCTTGAAATAAACCATCAAGCTCTTCGTCAGTGATATCACGGTTTTCAATTTCTGACTTCTGCATAAGTTCTTGTATGCGTGCGGCGGTGGACAGACTTGAGTTTAAAATATCTAAAGCTATAAGAAAGTTATTACTCACTATTCACCTCCAACAAATGGCCGTATGGCCGTTAAAATTTGAGACATGGCTAGTATTTTATTCTCAGCCAATTCTATATCGCTTAACTTAATTGCTTTGCGTGCAGCATTGCGTGCTTTGGTGTAATCAGTAAATGCCTTATCAATTTTCAACTGTTTCTCAACAGATAGGCGTCCTTCACTTTGATGTAATAGTGCAAGTTTCTCGATTTCTTGGAACGAGATCTCTACTGCTGCCATACGCTTATTTAATGTATTGATAGGTGACGATGCGCAGCCTATAAGGAAAAATACCAGGATAAAAGCTATATGTGAGTAGTTTTTCATTTATCTAGAGTCCCTTTTCGTTTTGGTATAACGTCAGCAATTAAAGCTTTAACGCCAGTAACTAAACCAACAATCGCCGCACCTGCTCCGCCCTCGCCTAATTGGATATTAATAAAATCCATTATTAATACAACGTTTTCACGTAGTCCGTCTATTGAAGCTAAAGCAACACCAAAGAATGTCGCTATAGCAGTTCTGTAACCTTTTAATTTTTCCATTACCATCTCCCTTCGTGATTAAATGAATAGTGATTGCCGTCTTTCCTGTCTCCGAATCCACCCCATTCGCATAGTGGATCAAGGGCCATCCAGAACTCACCTAAGAATCTATGATCTTCGGTCTTTGTTAGATATTTTCCGTTTTTAAATAAGTTTAAATCGAAAGCTAATTTTAATTTATGATTAGAATATTGAGAACTGTAGCTTTTCTTTTCGCCGTAAATTCCGTGGACTCTTGCGTCTCTGAAGAAGTCACCAAATGAAACTTCATAGCCTTGCGAGTAAGCGTAATTAATTAAAAGTGCAGCGTATCTAGGGAATAATCGTTGTTTTTCGCCAAGCGTCATTTTTTTAACATCTCTCTAATTCTAAGAATGGTCCAAACCAAAGAAACACCTAAAAACACAAATGATAAAATTGGGTTAATGACTTCGGATAGCCAAGCTATCGCTGTTAATACCCCGCCAGGAATGGCAACGGCATCCCCTATATGTTTTACTTGGTCTGAAATTTCATTCACTTATATAAACCTCATAACTATATCGGTGACAGTGCAGTTTCGGCTACTGGATGCGGTTGAACTCATTTGAATATTAATGTCTGTATACCCAGATTTATCTGAGATGGTTAAGGTGCCCGTTCCTGTCCAGTCAATAGTTGTAGCAGCGTTATCTAAAGTGGTCCCATTATTTGTATCTGTTGTTAATCGTGCGTGGGCGTTGGGACTAGTTGCGCCGGGGTCGCCTAACTTTATTTGATACTCAAGAGATGTCGCATTCGCTGGTATATACGCTCGTGTAGTGTGTATTGTTGTTAATGTATTTACTGACGTTGTTGTAGTTAGACTTGGATCAGACCAGTTCATTTGAGAGATGCCATCTGAGTTGGGCCAGTCTAAATCTGTTTCATCAATAGCCCCTTTTACCGCTAACGCGCCTAAACCCAGGGAGGTTCTAGCTGCCGATGGTGTCTCAGCTGTCCAGCTTGAGCCATTCGCAACAATAAAATTGTTGGCTGTTGTTGATATGCTCGCTAAATCAGCAAGTTGCGCATCATAAGCCTGAACATCGGTTCCAATCGCCAAGCCAAGGTTTGTTCTTGCTGTGCTAGGGCTTGCCAAGTTCGCTAAATTCCCCGTCCCAGTTATCCCGCCGGTTAACGCGTGCCAATTTGTTCCGTCAGAAACAACAATGGCACCATCCCCCACAGCCAGCGCTAAAGTGGCAGCACCGTTTATTGTTTCCGATCCATTTGGATCAATAGTAACCGTCCCAGCTCCAGCATTAAAAATCATAAACGTAAAGTTTGTTGATGCCGTGGCTGCGGCGACTAGATCAGCCGTAACCGAATTTGTAACAGTAAATAATTTACCTTGATCGGATGATGTAACATTAAAAGTAGTGGTTTGGGCTGATACATTATTACCAAACACCTTTCCAAATGCGCTGGTTAGCTCGGTATCAATTGCCTCAGAAAGCGTTTTTATTGGGTCTGAAAGTTTTGTTTTATGCTTTGCCCACGTGATTTCATTATCATCTGACTGTGATCCATCGTCGGGCGGTGGACTACTGTTATATCCTGATATAGACTGAGGAGTGTATTGGTTAGACATGGGTGGTTCCTATGAGGTTTTCGTGGTCTAAAATTGGTGCATTTGTGTTTATGGCAAGCTCGAAAGCTTTGATAGTGGGCGGTATGGCTGCTGGCGTGGTGGGTCAGCTACTGTTTTCTGCTGTGAAGGGTGAATGGGTAGAGATATCTATTATTGATGTTCTTAAATTTCTGCATATTCCCCACCCCGAAGCGCCGAGCGTTGGACTGGATATGCTTAGCTACATTAACGGTCCGCTTTTTTGTGTTCTGCTTGGTATTTTTTCACTTTTTATTTCTTACAAGATTAATTGGAAATATGCTGACCACCTTGACGTGCATGTATTTAAATAATCATTCCTGCGCCCCTACCCCGATTGCTGCCCCTGCACCAACATCGTTGGGTTTTTTCGGTATAGGCTCAAATAAGGCTTTCACTTGTCGAGTAGCGTTAGCGTTTATATGGCTCTTAAAAGTTCCTCGCACTAAAGCTTTTATTCCGCTAGACATAAAGGGGAATTCAAACGCTTGAATAACTTTGGTCTTAAAAGATGTATTGGAGGTGTTTACCGCTCCACTGACTTTATTAGTTGCGATTAACATAACTCTGCTTAACTGTTTGAATAATTTTATTTCAGATTTAGAATAAAGTGTCTTCATTAGTGCGGGATGGTTTGTTAAGGCGCTATCCAAAGAAGAGGATAATTTATCACCGCTTAAGATTCTTTCTAAAGTTGGGCTTCTAACGCCACCCCTACCTTGGCTGGATATTAATCTTAAAAAACCCTCTTCTTTTAGAGATTTCCATGCAGGAGAATCTTCACCTAGCAAGACTTTCATTTCCTGCAAGGCGCGGGTTCCGCCAGATTTTGCGCTTAACGAATTTGCTGTAAATATTTTATTAAGCGCTTCCTCTGGGGTTAATTTTAATTGTCCATTATTAGTTTCGATTAATGATTTAATGATATTATTAGATTCAAATTTTATAGCGTACTCTTTTCTTAGGCCCCTGGCTGTCATAAAAGACTTAAGAGCGTCCTTGTCTCCCCTGATCATCGTTTCCTCTATAAGGTTATCCATATAATCATCGAACTGTCGTTTTGCGGCAGAAGAGGCGGCGGCTTCAACGGTGTCGTTTGATCTAGATAGAGTGGCCAGCTGGCTTCTAACATTTTCCAACGCTTTAATTTTGACTTCTTTAATGTTGCCGCCAATTTTTAACTGTTTAACAATATCGAATGTTTTCTTTGCGGCGTTAACGTTAAACCTTTGGAACACTTCCATTACGTTTTTATGTAACTGATTAACGCCTTCGCTTACAACGGTTGTGCTTTTGGCTATCGCATCATCGTACGCCTGTCCAACAGAGGTCTTTAATTGTTGCGCTTGTGTTGACAGGGCATCTTGAACTTGGGCGGCACCTTGGGACGGTGTGAGGCTGTCGCCTGTTCCGACAATAGATTGAACTTCATCAATGTTCTGTCTTAAAGCTTGCTGTTGTGAGTCATCAAATGTTTGCGCAATAACCCTTGACTGCTCGTTAACACCGCCTTTCTTCGCCGCTTCTTCTAAGCTTTGATCTGATACATTTCTTGTAATGTCGCCTTTTGATAAAGGAACGGCTTTAGGTAAGGAATTGGCTTGCGCTATTCCTAATGCTTGTCCTGGGGTTTCTGCAAACGACAGTTGTTTTTCCAGCTCTTTTAATGCGTCATCAGTTAACTCGTCGGGATCAATACCTAACCCCCTTAGTGCGTCTTTACCTTCATCAGTGAGCTGCGCAGTTTTTCGATTAAAGAAGAAATTAGAACGAAATAAGTTCCTTAATCTTTCGGCTGCGATAGGGGTGACGCCCTCGAAAAAACCGGCAAAGAGAGCCGCTAATCCAGCTCTCTCGAAATCAACACCTTGCTCCGTACCGAAAATCTCATCGGCGGCAATGTCTCTAAGTATGCTGCCTGTTCCTGCGCCACTGCCAGCCCCTGTCACCCGACCAAGACCGCTCGGTCCGAACAACTTCGCCCCCCCTACGGCAAAAGGTGCCTCTATAGCTAAAGATATCACAACATCATTAAAGTCTTGGGCGGAGAATCCTTTTTTATTTAGTGCCATGGTTCCTATTCCGTCTAGAACTAAGAACATTTCACCGTTACTTGAAAAGAACCTCGCATCAGGCCTTACTTTTCTTATCGCAGCTATTCTACCCTCTGTAGATGAAGGAATATTCATAGCGGCGTCAAGCCTTCCTAAGGCTGCGTCTCTAGCTATAAACTCTTCAGTGCTTAATTTGTTGCCTTGTTCGTCGCGCGGATTTAGTGCTCTGCCAAATTCATTAGCCATTACTTCCGTTCCTTCTGGAAGTGTGCTTAAGGGTTTCCCTGGTCCACTTATGGAGTCGAAGTCTGAGATCTCACCCTTTGGTGTTCGTCTTATTCCGTTAGGTATTTCACCATTTGCAACTAACTTATTATAGGCGCGCTGTTGCGTTGGCGGTAGCTCGCCTCGGTTCCCTAGCTCTATAAGAGCTTTGTTTTTCGCTGTTGGCTCAATCACTCGAAGCCTACTATGCTTCTTAAGTCGTCGCTTTCTAAATTCTCGAAACTTGACCCTTCTTGGCTAACAAATGAAGACAAAGGAAAATCTCTTGCTACGCTTTCGTTTAACTCTATTCCTCGTTGCTTAAGGAAAACGGCTCGTTTTTTACCGGCCAAAAGTTCTTGTTTTACAGATTCAATTTTTGCCTTAAATACTGTGGGTGAGTCTCCATCAAAAATGCCAGTTCCTGGGTCGGGTAAAGCCTTGATTATTCTTTTAGCTTCACTTTCAGACATTGTAGCGCCTGTGGTGTCCTTTATACCCTGATTTAAGTTTTGAACTGAGATTCGTTTGAATCTAGAGTATCGTGTTAGCGCCTCTTTATCTTTCTTTGGTATATTGGCCCCGAGTTTTTCAAGGGCTGCTTGCGCGCTGAATTTAAATCTAGTCCCTAGCTCTAAAAAGGAATCATCGAAATCTCTTTCTATTGCGTCAATTCTTGCGAGCGCATCATCGGTCTTAATGATTTTCTCGTCCACAATCCCTTCAGCTTTTTTACCTAACGCTAAATCATTAGCGGAGGTAGCTGCCAGCGAGACAGGAGCTTCTATAGCCCCTTGAGATCTTAGCTCGGAAATCGTCTTAGTATCTGTTGTATCAACACTGACAAACTCCCCGCTCTTTTTAAGAAAAGTTTTACCTTGGTTTGTTGCTTGAGCTTTCGATATTTCTTCTGCTGATTTAGTTTCAGTTTTAACGTTTAGCTGGTCGTCAAAGCTGGGTAACTTTTCTATTGATAGGAATTTTTGTTCGATTTTAGGCGTAAAAGTACCTAGACCTTGCTCTTCTGCTAGTTTTGCGATAGATAAAGCTCGATTTCTTGCGATATCTCTTAACCCTTGTGTGTCTTCTAATTTCCCGCCTGCAACGCTGAGGTGTCGCTGTACGGCTACTTCGGTCAGATCGAGTACAGAATCTATTTGCTCTTGGATATTACTTGCAAATTGCTTTCTTTTTTGTATAGCTAATTGTTCCCGCTTTAGTGCTGATGTGTTATCTATTGCATTAGCTCCGGCATTAAAGCCAGCAGCAAAAGATTGTCCTATCATTTTTAACCTCCCGATGTTGCGGCTTTAGTTGCCGCTCCTGCAACCGATCCAACAATGGCGGCTCTACCGCCTTGGAACTCAACTAGTTGATTTTGTATTAGTTGTGATTCTAATGAAGCGAGAGAACTAAAAGTATTTGTTAGGTTATTTGCTATATTTGCAGATAATTGTGACTCAAGATTCAATTGATTTAGTTCAATTGATGCAGCTTGTATGCTGGCTTGAGTTTGCTCATTGATTAATGAAATCCTAGTTTCTAATGCTCTCTGGTTGTTATCTGCTACAGATCTCTCATTCTGAGCTATAATATTAGCTTCTTCTCTGGCAAACTCCGCCTCTCCTCTTGCTAAGGCATCCTGAGCAAAAGATGATCCTAGTACGCGTCTCTTAGATAGATTATCTCTTAACGTTCCAATAGTTCGTCGTCGCGCGTTATTAATATTTGCAACGCCGGCGCTTGCCAACGCGTTATTGGCTGCATTCAACGCACCAAAAGCAGGATTGACTTCATTAATTAATCCAGAGAATTGGCTTCCTCTTTCAAGAGTTCTGTTTTTTATGTCTGCAAGCGACCCACTCAATAGGTCGCCTCTGGTTATACTAAACGTGCCATCATCGAAATTTCCAGAGAGTCCGTTCGATGAAAAATTAGTAGGTTTAAAATCCCTTATCGGTTTGGTGAATTCATCAATCGATTCATTAGGATCGCCAAGCAATATCTTTGCGGTGCTATTAACTATCCCGCCCATTCTTTACTCTCCCATAAAATAGCTGGTTCTTTGTAGATGCCATGTTTGTGTCCTATTCTTCGTATTATCCCGTGTCTTGCTATGCGCTCGTAAAAGTGTTTATCTGGCATTGAACAGTAAAAAAACAAACTGTAATACTTTCTTGTTTCGTTAATAAAATTAACGGTAGATTCATAGATCATGCGTTTTGTTGCCCACGGGAAAAAAGATTGATCCCCTATTAGGGTCCAAGGCCCGTCATCTCTACCAAAAACAAACCCGATAGGGGTATTATTATTTAGATACACCCAATGAAAATCATATAGTTTTGTTGCGAATTCTGTAAATGCAGCATCAAATTCTTGCGGGTTTAGGTTGTCTTTAAATATCCCAAGGCTGCCTTTTTTGTAAGCAGCCCATATATATCTAATGTCTTCCTTTTTAAGGTCTCGAAAGAACGGTTTTCTTTTTAGGGTTTGCGATAATCTAGGTTGTTTTTTCGAACCGGAAGCCGACTTCTTGGATGTTGATGTCTTTAGTTCCGTTATATTCGATTTTGACTTGGATTTCGCCTGAGCCTGATCCGGCATAAAAGTTTTCCCTTGTCAGTCTTCCGTTTAAAGATTGCGAGTAATAAATTTGGTTTGAATAATAACTTCCGGCGTTGTACACTTTTCTTTCTGTTGTTATAGGAAGGGTGATATTTAAAGACTCATCAAAAACATTCTCACCGTTATATAAAATTGTTAAAGATATATCGACTTCATCCGCAGACCTATACAAGATCCACCCCTCAACTTGGGAGGAAATATGATTTAACTGAGTCCTTAAAACAGGGGACGCTCTTAGTGTTCGTATATTGGAGGTTCCGCTATCCCCCGAAGATCCAGATCCTTCCATCCTGTAAAGGTTTCCGCTTGAATCTCCAAAAAAAACATATTCAAGATTGTCGGATGGATCGAGCATACTCATAACAGCTGTTGGCTGAAAACTAGTAGCATGCTGTGAAGTCCATTTAACCCATGGCGATAATTTCGAATTAGCCAGCGGTTTAAAATAAATCCAAGCTTCAGCCTGATTTTCAGGAAAACAATATACTCTTTGGTTTCTTTGATTGTAAATCAAGATCCAGTTTTCATACGCTGCTATCTTGTCAGATATTGGTATAGTTAGATCGTTGTTCTCTACATCACCAAATTCATCTGTAGCAATAACGCTTTCTAGCCTTCCTTGTCTGCCATAAAATATATCAGAACCGACAAAAGTAACAGCTTCATCGCCAGACGCGCCTGAGCGAGGAAAGAAACTCTTAAAGCTAAAATCTTTTGCACTCGATCCTGATAACTTGAAAAGACTTCCTAATTTTGAAGACGTAACAACTGTGTCAAAGGCTTGAACCATTCCATTAATGTAATAGTTATCAGGTTGGACTAGGAAAAATGGATCTTCTTCGCTTAGTGAGCTTGACGGGCGATTGGCTGTGGTGATGATAGTAAAATCCCCGCGCTGTGAGCCAATGATTAAATGCGGGAAATCTGAGCCGTTGTCATGAACATTTGAAAATATAGCCCTCTCATTATCAACAACACAATATCTAGCCCTGAATGTTCCAAACGACCCCGATATTGTTTCGTCTGTAAAGGTGACATTCTGTAAAGTTGTTCCGTCCCACTCCATCACTGGCTGAGCTAAGTTTAGATCGGTAATAATAACTTTATCGGTTAACTGCCAATTCTGACTTAAAGGCCCTCTTAATTTAGCGGAGGAAGAAACTGTTGCTTTTGAAGTGCTAAAGCTTGAACCGTCCCATTCGTATACTTCGGTTCCTGACTGAACTAACATTGAAACTGTTCCGTCAGATTTCAATAAATTAGCAAATCCTCTAATCTCTGAGGTGTTTGGGGTTGTTCCTAATTTATCAAACGGGCCCCTGTTTCTTAATGATGAATTTTTTAAGTCTAAAATATAGTTTTGACCGCTTGACGCCTCTCTGACGTCTATTTCATCTTCTGAAGCAGAGCTATTTTGGCCGCCTCCGAAACGAAAAATAAAAGCGTCTTCTTCTGGTCCTGTTTTAGTCGGCATTTAGCGGGTCTGTGTTGATCGCGTTAGATCTTTTAGGAAGCCATGATTCGCGTTCCTGTTTTTGAGTTAAGTATTTAGCCGCGCGAGAAATTGACTTATCAAAGGCTGTTCTTGAAAATTTATTTTGCATTTGCGACTTTATTAGCTCAGTGGCCGCTGGCACTAAAGCTCTAAATACTACATCTTTAAACGGAAAAGTGTCAGTTAGCAAGGTTAGCTCTAGATCCTTATCGTACCAGTATGTAAAAACCTTTCCTGATTCTGTACTGGTGGGTATACGATCTAAATATAATTCGCCATCAGTTTCCCTAATGCTGGCATTTTGGGGTAAGCCCGTATAGTCAGAAGGGATGGTTTGATCTACCACCATTTGAAGGTACCCGCCAGGATATTCTGTAATATAATCACCGTTGGTTTGATCGATTAATGGGTATCTAAGCTGGTTTAAATCTGACGCTAGACTATAATCCCTGTCGCTCGCAGTTAGTGTAATTGATGAGCTGGCTAACTCTTCAGGAAAGGGTTCGCTTGATAGTGAATATAATTCATCAACAAGTTCATTCCACACTTGAATAGCAATATTAATCGGGATCTGTTTTCCGCCAGACGTAAGCGTGGAAAGATCGCTATTAATGATCTGAAGGCGCTTTAATGCCTCATTTACGCCGTTAAGCAGGGTTGCCATTAACGGCCTTCATTAGGTCTGATTTTTTCATTCCAAAAGAATTGATGCCTTTTTCTTTGGCGATACTTCTTAGTTCTGACATTTTCATATCTTTATTCATTAAAGCTTTTAAGGATTCAATTTCTTTTTTTAACGCAGTGTTTTCGTCTTCCTTTTCTGTTGCTTTATTTTTTGCCTCAATAACGGAATTGTAGTCGATTGATTTATTTTTAGTGGCGTGGTCTTTTTCTTTAGGGTAAACCTCGGTGGATACATTTCCCTTTTCGTCTTTAACTGCCACCATTTGAAAAATGGAATCACCGTCAGGCAAGGGTCGAGTAACATCAATCCCGTGGCCCTCAATCAATGAGACCAGCTTTGTTTTTGGTGAAGCTGGATTATACTCAACACCGTAAGCTTTGAGTATATTCTTGCAATGAGTACGTCGAAGCTTCTCTACTTCATTTCGTGAATCCGTAGAAACTAACTGTGAAATATGCATTGTAACTCCTAAGCGGGGGCTTTCGCCCCCTTATGTTTAAAGAGAGGTAGCACCAGAACGAATGCCACGACCCCAATTACTATTGAGTACCGCGCCAGTGTGCCAAGCTTTCCAAGCCATCGTCATAATTTCATCGTATGGATCAGATGAACCACCTGAACCTAACCCTTTAACGATTAATTCAACTGGACCAAGATCGTCACCAGCCATAAACGTACCGTCAGGGAAAGTTTGACCAAAACCAACAGAGCCAATACAATCTTGGCCGTAAATTACTGTTGTGTATAAGTCAACACTTGAGGTCCCGTTTAAGCCTGTTGAACCTAAAGTCGCACCCGCGTCAGCATCAACGCTAGCGTCTTCTGTGGATATGAAGCGAACCGCCTTACCTGCAACTGATAGAGTGCCAAATTCTCCCATCACAGTATTGGTTTGGCCTGCGTAAGTCTCAACGCCTTTAAACCCACTCAAACCAGCGATATCTACCGCTACGTCTGGGTGAGTAATACCCCAAAAAGCGGGAAGAATCGGTGCAGTGCCAACATTGGTTGATCCAGTTGTCATTGGCGTAAAAGTGATTGCAGAATTGGTATCTAAAGTGTTTATAACTTTTTTGATATCGTTTAACGTGATTGCACTATCAGTCGTACCATCAGAGGTATCACCAGAGGCCTGAATTAATGTTAAGTTATCTTCCGCAATATTTCGCTGAAGCTGGTTTAACGATTGACCTGCATTAATACCTAAAACTTCAACAATTTTGTCAGTTTGACCGTTGAAGTTGAAAACATCAGCTTCCTCATTGAGGATAACAAAGTTTCCGTATTTTGATACTGTTGCAGTAACGTTAGAAACAGACAATGCGGCAGAATCACGGCCTTGCATGTAACTTGCTGCACCAGTTAATTCTGATAGCGCGGTGGTTGACGCGGATAAGTTTTCAATGCGTCTCCACGATACTGTTGCTGATCCGCGTTTCTTTTCTAACTCGCCAGGATTTGTACCTAAAAAATAAGGCGCGCGTACTTTGGCGTTTCGTAGTAATGTTTGTTGAAATACAACATTGACGGGTTTTGGTAATTCCGCGTCTGTTGCTGAGATGGTAAGAGCCATGGTTTTTCTCCTTAGCCTTTCCTTAACCCTTTTTTATACATTTGAAATTGTAAATCTGTCATTTCTGAAAAATTCGGGGTTTCGGTTTCAGGCATACTTGTTGATGCACTATGAACCGCCGCCGCTAGGTCATTACTGGTTTGGGTTGCTTTATTGTCAATGGATATCTCGTCCTTTAGCTCTTTGAGTGCTTGACGCTGTGCAAGCTCCCACGCTCTAGGGTTTTGATGTCGATATTCAAAGGCTTTTTTTACGCTTGGGTTTTCGACCGCATACGCTTCTAGGAATCCTCTTGTCATACGATAAGATAGATCACCATCTTTTATGCCGCTTTGAAGTTCGGTAACAGCTTTTTTAATATCTGCCTCCTCTTCTTCTGCTTGGCGCCTTTGCCTTTCTTCATTAACATAAGAAACCACATCATCAATATTACTAGCTTGTGGTTGTTCTGCTGGTTTAGGTGTTTCTTGATTAGAATCGAATTGACTCAACAATTCGTCTAAGCTTTCTTCCTGTGCACCACTGCCCTCAGTCACCTGATTATCAGGCGCGTTGGATGAGTTAGTCACGGCTTGCTCACTCATAAATTTCTCCTTTGAGAATAGATAGGATGTAGTCGTTCTCTTCTGAACGACCACTTTCATAAATCATTTTATTAATAGCGCTTTGTTCGTTATTGGTAGGTCTATACTTGTGTGGGGTCCGCTGTAACGAGTCCAGGAGACTGCGAAAGATTAGATCCTTGTTCAGCCTGGTTAATAGCGCCCTCTGATCTGAGGAGAGTGTCAACATCAGTCCATCCACCTTCTCTTAAAATTTGGTCAACAACTTTATTTAAATCTAAACTTGCTTCCCTTCCTGTTTGTAATGCAATATTGTCTACTTGTAGCGCTAATTGCATTGAGTTTAATCTTTGGTCACGTTTAGCTTGTTCTTCTGCTGGACCACCAGATCCGTGCGCTTCAAAAACAACGGTCTCTGGTAGTTTTGATTTATCAATATCAACAAACCCGTTGTAAGCATCGATATATATTTCTGACTGGCCTAAGTGCTTCGATCCCATTTTGTAAGCTAAGTCCAGCCAGCGCGTTAAGCCACCTTTTAAGCTGGATCTAACATAATCAACAGTCCTTACTGTGCCTTGAGTTATTTCTGCATCTTTTGCAAAGGCTGTGGTATGGGATTTTGTTTGTGCGCCTAATCTAGGAGCGTTAACGCCAGTAACATCAAAATACTGTTGTAGCAATCCAACATAAACTTGTAAAAGCGCAGTAGGATTACCTATGTCTATTTTTTCAATAGGATCAGCGCTTGGTATGCAAGCGCCAGGATAAAGTATAGGCCCACCATTCGCGGCTAGTCGTGGATCATCAGGGCTATATCTTAACGCTGGTTGCGCATCGTAGGCCCCAGCCATAAGCAGTCGCGTTAATGCGTCCGTTGCGGCTATCTGAATTGGTCGCCCTTTCATTAAAGGCGAAGCCGCATAAGGGGTATCGACATGCTCTGAATGGTATGGAAATTCTATATAAGTTGACTCTGAGGCGTCTTTTTGTCTGAATCTCACTACACGACTAACTGTGCTTTTATCTTTCACTCCTACCACAACGGTAACAATTGCGTTTGGATAATGGAGTGTCTCAGTTGAACTTATAGGAACTAAAAGACCGCCCTCATATTCTAGTAATTGAACATTTCCAGAATCATCACCCTTTAGGTCTTTTAGCTGAGCCCTCATCCAGCCGCCGTCGTCCTTTTTTGGATCTGAAGATCCATCTTTGGCAGCGAGAATTAAATCTTCTATTCGTTGTGTTTTCTCAAAAATAACCGCTGGCGCGATTAAATGACCTTCATTCATTAAGCTGTAAGGATTATCATCCAGGTAGGTTTCTTTTATTGACCTTGGTATTAACACAGGTAAGACTTGATCTTGTCTCGTTACGCCACGTGATTTATCTTGGAATACTGATTTTTTTACTAATCTTGCTCGACCTACTCCCATTCCGTACTTAAAAGACTCTGCATTAATTGCATCAACATTAGAGTGAAAATCGTATTGCCTGTGCCAGTGATTAACGACACCCGTAACGAGTTTATCCGCTCCGTCTTGATCTATTGATGTTGGTACTTCGTTTTTGTCTCCTGATATTAATGCGGATAGATCGGTGGTTTCTAAAAAATCATCCGTTAAATTGACGTGGGAAACAAACCACGGACCAGAGTCTGGAAACATCATCCGCCTTGCATCTGCGGTTAAAACCTCTAATGTTTGTGATTGTAATGGAAGTTCTAACTCAGGTATCCATGCAGACTTACTATCCCTTCGCCCCTGAGAGTCTAGCTTAAGCGACTTATCAGGCTCCATCCTTAATTGGCGATCTATTTCTTTCCATTCTTTTTCTAAAATAATCCTTCGTGATTTTCTCTTTGACCATTCAGAGATCACAAAGTCAGCAATTTTATTAAAGTCGGTTGATCCTGGTTTTTCTTTTTTTATAACTTCAGCCATTGATGCGGCCCGTCTTAAGGTTTTTATCAATAAATTCTTTAGCTTGACTTAAAGCCGTGTTAACTCTTGCTTGTTGTTTTTGGTCTTTTGTTAAATTCAAATTAGTATCGTGCATAGACTCAAACTCCATCCAGGACCCGCCGTCAATTTTTCCTTTAGAGGCTTTTGTTGCGATAAACCATGCAGTTTGATAATACCCCCATGGGTAATCTAAAGGCCTGTCTGTTTCTAAATCACTTTCCGCGATAAAAATAGTTCCCATTTTTTCATCAATTTTCATTAAGGGCCTTAAGCCCTTCGCTGGAAGAAATTTCTGCTCTAATTCTGTTTCTGTCACATGCTCACCATAGCTTTTGATGGGGGTGGTCTTTGCTGTTGTCCGACAATTGTTGTCGCGTAACGCTTCATCATTAGCGCGTACATAAAAGCTTTTAATGCATCATCTCTGACTTTTGTTAACTTGCCGTCTTTTCGATGGTAGTTTCTGTATTCGTCAAAAAAATCAGTACACGATTCATCAACCTTTAGCCCTCCGTTCCTGAGTCTTTCTTGCATTTCTAATAAAATAGGCTCCACGGGTTGAGCGCCACCTTTTTCGTTTTTATATCTCGCTGATTGGGAAAGTAGCTTAACGCCATGATTCACATAGATGTCTTTTAGTCGTTGGCCGTTGGACTTTTCTCTGTTAGTGCCATCGTGAGGCCACGAAACAGGAACCCAAGGATTAACTTTATTAATTAACTGGCTGTGTTCTTCTGAAGACAAACCTTTTGCTTTTTTCGCCCGCGTTATGTAAATAATATCCTTATCGCGATCCCAGCATATATCTACCGTAGCGCAAGGGTGATCAATCCCAAAATCAATGCCTTTTATTTTCGCGAAATAGTGCGGGATACCTCTTGGAAATAGTTTTTTAATATTAACTTTAATTTCTGACTCTGGTGTTGTGAAAACTCTTCCCTCACCCATCATAGGCACACCTGACGTTCTGGATTCTATTTCGTGATCGGGGTAAGAGCCTTTTAATTCTTCCCTTGCTTTTTTATTTAAATGAGGCGCGTCTTCCCAAGTGGCGGTATCTAAATAAATACTCTTGCCGCCTTTTTGAAAGTGCTCAACTAATCTTGTCACGCCCAGCAAGGGTGTGAAGGTCACCATTAAAATACCATTAGAGGTTAATAGTCTGGTAAGTGCTTCAGGATAAATTCGTCCTTGTACTTCGTTGTCTTCGGGTTCTTCGTCCATCCAAACAACGTGCGGCTCGGTTCCTTGCCACTTTCTCCATCCTTGTTCGTAAGTTTTTAAAACACAAGTTGAATCGCCATTATAAACGCCGTTAGTAAAGTGTTTTACTTTAAACACATCCACAACATCGGAAATACCCGCTTGCTTATTTTTTGGTTTACCAGAAAAACAATGTCTAGGTATCCATCCTGTACCTAATGAATCTTTAGTTGTTCCACCAAGTAATGACTTTTGTATAATGTCTCTTGAGGTTTCGTTAGTGGGTGAACCGGTCCAGAGCAATATTGGATGATTAAATCTTTTCCCTTTCCACCAGTTAGGATATAACCCTGTCATATGGTAGGAAGCCTCAGCGCCCGCGGAATTAGTCTTGCCTACTCGGTTGGCTGCCATTAGCATTCTTTCGCGGTGATCTAGTCCGGCTTGGTGAAAATCAAACTGCCAGGGCTTAAGGGACCAATCACCCTTTAAAGTGTCAGGATGGCCATAGGGTTTGTAAAACCTCAGCTTTTCGTACTTAACCGCTTTAGCAAGATCTTTAAGTACGCTTTCTTTGCTCAAACCCAATGTTCCTTTACAAACTCCTCTTCGATCTCGTGAGGCTTTTCTCTTCCGTGAAAGTAGACTATTTTTGTTTTTTTAAGTAAGTCTCGTTTCTTTTTCACGTGGCATTTATAGGAGATCATTTGATCGGGAAAGTGATCACATAAATATTCATGAGGTATGGAGTGTAGAAACACTTGGTCATAAGTTCCTTTCTGATTGTTAATGTACTTTTCCCAAATATCAGGACGATAAGGAAAGCTCATTACTCCCGATGCCCCTTTTTCTAAATTATTAGGATCTCTTATCATGGCAAAATCGCCACTATAAGAAGCAATATCTTCTAGACTTCCCGTTATGACGGTATCAAGCCCCATAAATAAAACTCTACCTAGATCTAAGCGAAAGATTTCTAAAATAGGCATATAGGCAGGCAAGTTATATTTTAATGGTATCTGTTTTATGTCTTCTTTAAATTCATAGCGTTTGTCTGTGAAGCAAACAAACTGAAAATCTTTTAAATTTCTTTTAATCCCTCTGTATAGCTTATCAACCCATTCAGGTGTGAAACATTGAGAGTTTTTATTAACGTCCTTCCCTTGGAATAGTACGCATGCGATTGTGATCAACGGGATAGCCTTCTTTGTTTACTTTTCCTATTAATTGAGTTCCAGCCCACAGCCCATAAGGAGGGATGTCTTTTGTCACCACTGACCCCGCGCCTACTAAACAATATTCACCCAGCGTTACACCGCAAATAATTGTTGTGTTAGCACCAATAGCTGCGCCTTTCTTAACAAGTGTTTTTACGATAGGTTTTTTACTAAAAGAGCGGGGATAAAGATCGTTAGTGAAGACAATTGAAGGGCCACAAAAAACATCATCTTCTAAAGTGACCCCCTCATAAACTGAAACGTTATTTTGTATCTTGACGTTATTTCCGATGTTTACGTTGGGTCCGATAACAACGTTTTGACCTATATTGCATTCATTACCAATTTGACAATGACTTAATATATGAGAAAAACACCAAATATTCGTGTCTTTACCAATTTGTACGTCATCATCAACAATGGATGTCTTATGTAACATCAAACACTAAAACGCGAACCGTGGTAGAGGCTAGATCTGCTGTAGAGCCTGATTCGTTCTGTAGCCGATACTCTACCGTGTTGGCAGATTGCACGTACCCAGTTAATGTCATGTCTACTAAATCCACACCAGCGGAAACTAAAACCAAATCACCAACGGCTGCACCGTTTACAGTGACAGACCCTGTTTCACCTGTACCATCAACCAGCGAAGCGAAATTATGCGTTTCGGAGGCGAATAAAATTCCTTTTATTTCTCCCTCTGCTGTGAGTGCTTCTAAATTTTGATATTCTTTCTGATCGGTATGCCCGTATGACATATCTACCTTTTTAGCCATTTAAAATCTCCTTAGTTCGCCCTGATAGGCTTTTTACTTTACCGTTAAACATTTTTTTTGCGTTTACCCAATACCTGTCTAGATTTTGGTAGTTTGTTTTCTTCCAGTCGGGGTCAAAATAATGACCCTCTCCGCTCATAGGAACTCCCGCTAAAATTATTTCTTCATAGCCAAGAGCTAAACCGGTATACACCGCATTTAAGCCTGACGTACCATGCCCGGGCCAGGGCCATATAGTTTGGTTTGACTTACCTACTTGGCAGGTGTGAATTGAGATCGCATTAGGGAAGTCTTTTTTTGTTCTAGGTCGTCTTGCATTGACCCATTCATTTAAAGAGTGATGATCGTTAGAGTAAGCGTGTGTGACTTCGCCAGGGAAATGCATAATCATGTCGTTAAGGCACATCACGTTCATAGAAGATCGGAAATAATTCCCATCATTGCCTAAAACTTTACTAACATCATTCCAAACACCTCTGGATGATCCAACAATAAGCAGTGCACCAGAATGTTGTTTTACTTTTGGTAAACGGGAATCAGGGATACCTAATTGGGTAAAAATCTGTCTAACTCCGAAAGTGAGGCTTGATCGTCAGTTAAAATTATGTTGGCTGCTGAGATTGCTTTAGTTTTTCTGATTTCTTGGAATTCTTTTGCCACTATCTCGCTAACACTCCGATCACTCTTTAGTGCTTTTTTAATAAAATCTTGTTTTTGATCGGATGTCCAATTATTCACAATCTGGGCAAAGTCGGCAAAGGTGACATCTAAAGCAGGATCATCGTTTTCAGCTAAAAGAAAGGCAATTTTATTTCTTATTTGCGCCTTAGTACGCATATGACCCCCAATGTTTTAGTTTTATAGTGGGATCTAATAAAATTTCACCGCCTATCTTTCTGAATCTCTCGCAAAAAGTATAATCTTCTGATAAATAAACTCGATTTTCTCCGTAACCCGTTATTTCACAATCAAACAAAGCGTGACACTCACCAATACTACCCTCGAAATGTTTGGTTGAAGGGTATTTCTTAAACATATTTTCAAACACTGACCTTTTAACCATCATGAAGCCTGTTCCAGCATAATCAACATTAAAAGGCTTGGTCTCGTTTTTAATTTCAACTAACTTATTGTCTCGCCAAGCACTTAAGGGGGCGTCTTTTCGTTTCATTGGGTAAGCTGCGACCGCGACATCAACATCTAAATTCCATAGTTTAGAAATATCTTCGGGTGAAAATTCGATATCAGCATCAACAAACATGAACCGTTCGAAATCTGTTTTCATAAAAGTAGACACGGCGGTGTTTCTTGCCCTAGTGATTAAACTTTCGTTTTTTGTAGACAGCCATTCAAAAGGGAAATCTAATTTAGTTAACTCAATAACTGTGTTTAAACAAGATTCATGGAAAGCAGTTGTGCACATTCCGCCATACTGAGGTGTGGCAAAAAATAAACTCATTGATAAGGCCTCACATTATTAATTGGGCAGATTTTAGAATCACACTCGCGAATCGCTTTAACAATATTTCCTTTTGCCGTTTCATCTTTTAACTCGCCACCCATACACATATAACAATGGGCGTTTATTGAATCTCTAAGGCTTGAACTCTGCAAACCCTTAGCTATAGGGTTCTTTCTCATAATCTCACCTTACAAGTTGGGTGAATAAGGATTTGTGGGGCTCGTTTTGATTTTGCTGGAAGACAGATGGGGAACCGTAGCTACATCCACGACCGAGGGGGTGGTATAGGCCTCCGTATACCAGGATATATAGCCAGCGTAGGTTTATATCCTTCGCCGCATCCTTTATTTATCAATAACTTACGTGTGATGACGTCCAAAATGCTGTCTAGTCACTGTTTTTATGGTGGGGTTTCATTTCAAATCGACAAAGTACATACGTGGTTAACGTTATCAATGCACACTCAACCCTAGCGTCTCAAGTACCGCCTGTGCTTTCTCCGCGCCCAGTTCTTTCTCTAGCCTATCAATCATACTGTCCACGCTTGAATCAGTTACATCTTTGTGCTGCTCGACGTAATGTCCTTCTACTTTACCTGCTGACTGTTCAGCGTTAACTGCTGCGCCGTAGTTTCCTGCTGCTTCAGATCTTCGTGATAGCTCTCTTAACCTTTTTAGGTGTGCTTCTCTGTCGTCAATGGCGTGACCTAATCCATCTAGCCTCAATGCCGTGATGATGGCGGAGAGTTTAGGGGTTTGTTTTATTCGGTACGACTCTATTGAGCACGCGGCATCTGACATCTTGTCAGACTTGTAGGCGTCCTTATAAGCTTGGACTTCTGTCTTACCTTCTACTATTCCGAGTAGCCACTTATACTGTTTATCGGTTAGTGACTTTAGCTGGTACTCGAACTCTTCGCCCATTGCTTCTAGGTCTATGTCTAGTGTCTTTGTCAAAAGTTCTTATCCTTCCATTCGAATATTTGTAAGTCAGCATTAGTTCCTGACACATCGTAGTAAACTTGTTTGTTTGATAGGTCTACGGGCTCTGTGACCTTTTCGCCTACTGTAGTTTTTGTTGAATATAAGATCTTTCCTGATACGTCATTATCTCTAATTGTTAGCGTGGCTAGATTAGTCCCATCTGCGTTAAGCTTGTAACCCCCTAACACTTTAGAGTTAATACTCACTGTGCCAGTGCCCGTGATAGCGTTGCTTGCTGCTCTTATGCGCGCCACAGTCTTAAATCCTCTATCATTCTATCGCACTGCTCTAATGTTTTTGGTGGATTCATATTGTAGTGCGTGAAGAACTTTTGTCTTCGCCCTACTTCACCCATATTATTGTCTGTTATGTTCTGCTTGATGATCTGGCACTCTCTTATGTAGTTTGAGCGCCAATTAGGACCAAGCTCAGAGACTATCTGTATAAAGGCTTCGTTAGTATTGAATAACCTTTTCTTTCTTCTAAGATTCTTATACCACTTGATCATTAAACCAATCCCAGTTATAAACGTATTGATTTCCAGCGGTTGATGTTGGGGACACTGTTAACACGCCTGAGTAAGCAAAGCTCACCGCTTGCCTGTCTCCTTGATCGATAGTTCCGTCAGTTTGGTTTAAAGGCATGTAGACTTGGTTGAATGATAAAGCAGACTGTCTTTTTGTTGCGGTGTCCATTATGACCACTCGCCCCTTGTGTAGGTTCCTGCTGAATCGCTATGTGTTGATGTTCCAACATCGCCAGAGTCGGCATCATTCCTTAATGTTTGAGTTGTGGAGGTTTGCGTCATTTTGTTTCTTGCTAGCGCATAAAGCCATCCTAATTTAGCAAAGGCCGTAGCTGTTGCGGCTGGTACGCTTCCTGGCTCTGCGAAAGTGTCAGTATTCATTACGTCTAAGACTTCCGCGTTGACTTGTGCGGCACTTAAATCATTTAATCCTGACACACTTGCTGCGGTGGCTAGGCTTGATAAAGCGCCTGCATTAGGCAGTAAATCTGTTACGGCTTTAATCGCATCTGCTACCGTGTCAATGGTGTCTATCTTTGTGTCTAGTGCGCCTGTGTTAGTGAGGATGGATGCAATCTCTGTTGCTATTTCACCAAACGATCCTACAGTCACATGACCGCTTTGTAATTCATCCCATACCTGATCAGCAATGGCGTTAACGGTTGGCGGTGTTGTTGTGTTGGGTGCGTAGTTCGGTTGTGATGTTGCTAATGTCACACCATCACTGCCCGTTAATGTATCTAAATCAGCTTGAGCTGTTGAAATAGTTGCGGGTATGTCTGTTGTGGTGTCAGTTTGAATAATATCAACTTGATTCGCCATCTTGCCTGATGTGGCTTCGTCTAGCTCTGATAGCCTTGACTCTGTACACACTGAAGCTAACGCTGCTGAGTCGGTACCTCTCATGTCTGTGTTAGTCGTACAAGTGCCAATGGTTGAGTTGGCTTTAGCGTATCCTGTACCGTCATAGTCTAGTTCTAAATTATCAGCGGCTGTTGAATCGCCTGATACTGCTGTGACATCTGCTGTGACTTGGTTGGTAACCGTTGTGGTGGTGTCACATAATTGAATGTCTGTACCTGATAGGTCAACTGCTGTGGTGGCGTTCTCTACATTACCCCAATCTATACCAGCCGCACCCGTGGATGTAACATCCAACGTTCTTTGTACTGTGGTTGGTCTTAGTAATCCTCGGTTATCAATGCTAAAGCTAGCCGCAATAAAGTTAATCGTTGCCGCGTCTACAGTAATACTTGAGACTACAACAGTATAATCACTGCCTGCTGCGAAAAAACCCGCATCGGTGTTATTAGAGGTATCTATACTAAATCCATGTATACCTGTTATACCATCAAAATCTATTCCGTCGGTATCTAGTAAGGTATAGCCTGCGTCACTCGATCGTTGAGTTGTTGAACCGTCTTTGTAGATTTCAATATCCGTCACCGCTAGTCCAGTGGTAGTGACAGATGCAGACGGATCATTGCTATCAAATGTATTAAAATAAATATAGATAGTTTGGCCTGTTGGGAAGTCGCCCAGGTAGTTCATTTAGATCGGGCCTCCCATGGGTCCGTAAAGTGGTCCATATATTGTTGATGTTGGCGCATTCGTACCACCCGCTGAAATAAACTCAAATGCACCCCGATGGTAACTAGATCGTGCCGTAGTGGTTATGTCATCGGTGGGAACTTCTGAATCGCCGCTGTTAGTCTGTCCGGTTTGCTCATCACCTGATGCTAGACTGTAGTCTTCGTTTGCTAGATCAGTAAATGTGTATGTTATGGTGTTTTGATCGTTAGTACCGCTTGTTGGGTCGGTGCCGTTGTCTGTGTCGTTATAATCACTAGAGCTGTGGGGAGTTCCATTAACATCTGTTGTAGTGTTTTGAAATACTGTGTTGACAAGTCGAGTTCCTGAGCTAACAAAAACACCTTCAGTGCAGTTTTCAATGGTATTGTTGTAAATATGATAAGTCGCTGATGCTGCGCTACAGTCAATAGCTTTACCATTTGATCTGTCAAAATCGTAGAATAAACAGTTTGTGATTCGATACGTCGGATCGGAATCCGTCATATCAATCCCTGTTATTTGTCCCGTTGGGGTGCCAGTGACGATCGACTTAAATACACATCTTTCAATTCTTATGTCTGCACCAGAACCATTAACGGCTGTTCTTATGCAGGGTCTTGCTGAGCTTGATGATGTTAATCCATTACGACGATATGGAATTCCTACTATTCGCATAAAGTCGGTGCGGATATCATCCATTTGGTCTGCGCCTGTTCCTTTGTCAACAAAGAAATGGCCAGAGTAACTGGGTGTGCCGTTTTGTTCGTCGCTAGCATTAATTTCTAGCTGTAAAAAATTTGATGCGCTTGTTGTTATATTCCAAACTTCGCTTGTGGAATCTTGGCCGCCTGCGCAATAAACAATGAAATCATCTGTTAATGTTGATGGAAGGCTTGATCCTGCTTCCGATCTCGACACCCAAGCACGGTTAGCTCCTGATGTTGCGTTAGTGGTGCCGTCACCGCCAGAAGATGATCCCGTATTGATGTATCGAGTTGTGGTCATTGTTGTAGATCATTTTGTATGTCTTGTAATGTTGCGGGCTGGTTTGTTTCTTTGTTGAAAACGTTAGAGAAAAATTGTTGACTCTTGAGTGTCATTTCTCTATCTGCCCTTAAATCGTTCTCGTGGCTTGTTGTGAAAACGAAACCATATTTAAACCCTAATGGTAAAAGTTGGTTGTCAGCGGCTGCTGAGTCAATCTCGGCTTGCGTCCAACCAAAATCCAGCAAGGCTTGATTATTATCAGGATTTGATGGATCTAGAAAAATTTCTTTATTGATTAACACCTCAAGCTCATCGTCTGTGAAATCAGGAAGCCCTGTAACATGCACAAATACGTTGAACGGGTTAGATATTGGCTCAATATGGGTGTAAGTCTGCCCTGATTTGTTTGAGTAAATTGCAGGATCTTCAAAAAGCACAAAACCGCCGTCAACTTTGCGGGACCTCTCCTTTCCTGAATTACCTACCGGTTCTGAGCCATCACGGAACTGAACAAGAAATGAAATATCTCTAGCCATTAATTTTTTCCAATAAAAAAACCCGCCGAAGCGGGTTAAATGTAGGGGGTCATGCAAGCAGTCTTTAACTGCTCATTATGCTAACGATTGTCAGCTAGGGGCTCGAAACGTAATTATTTCAAGCATACAAATATGATAACTTTTTACTGGACGTTTGCAACCCGATTCTGTCAGGTTTTTCCTGACAACTCCTGCTTGCTATTTATATATTGATATGCTGCGTTTGCCCATTGATCATCAATAATTTGAAATACAGCTTCATAACGTTTCCCCCACCTTTTATACCAGGAACTATCAGTCATTTCTGTGAATGATAATTTTTTTTCAACTGTTTTCCAGTTCGCTGGATCTGCGGTTTCAGCTATCGCTAAACCTGCAAGTTTTCTCAGTTGTAATGCGCCTTTTTTTATTTTCCATTTTTCAGCTACAGCAAGTTTAGTTGTGCGCATCCATAAAGCATATTCTAATTCGTTTGCCACAGTCCAGTCTTGCGCCCACTTTAAACGCCCCGCTAGATACCAGTGTCTTGGCATGTTCCTGCATAACCCTGAAGCATCGGCGATATCAAAACCACTCACACCTCCTGGTATAGCGTCAGGGTTGGGTGTTCTTTGTGACATTAAAGCAAATACTTTAGCTGGATTCATCGTCTTTACTCATCATGTTAGTGGGCCAGCTTGATCGGCTGCCCTGTGGGAGTTCTTCTTTCAAGCTTTCTGTTATATCTTCAGCTATCCATTCCGGCTCACACCGCTCATTGTAATGACTGATGTATTTGAAATTTCTTGCTCGATCAATCATGCGGTGATGCTCCCCACCATCATAAGGACATGTTATAAAGTATTTTTTATATTTATCATAAAAGACTGATCTTGATTTATCTTTCTTCCAGGTTGATACATCCCAATATATTTGTGCCGATACTAGTTTTATGTCTTCGCTTTCATATGTTTTCATATCTGATCCATTATGTTGGACCCCTTACAATTTATTTAGTTTTTGCTCTATGTCTTTGATCATTAATTCGTAATCTGAAGCTCTAAGCTTTATTGTTGTGTTTGATAGCCTTTTTAATTCATCTATTGTTTCTTGGCCGTAAGTCTTGATCATAAACGGGTAGTACTCTGGCCCGTTGCTACCTAGATTGATATTGCATCGGTAACACTGGACGTGAATGTTTCTTAAATCATACTTCACCGCGTTACCTTGAGCCTGCGGGATAAAGTGCCCGGCTTGAAGTTCTTTCCAGTGCTTTCTTAATCCGCACGTTACGCATTCCGCCACTTCGCAATCAGCGTATCGTCGTCTAACGTATTCGCTCGTTAGCTTCCAGAGGTTCTTTCTAAGCGTTTTGGTAGACTTAGCCATCACAAAACCTCTTAAAGTTTAAAATACCTTTCGACCTCATGCCACGATTGTATAATTTGATTAACTCCTGTTGGCAGGATATTAAATCTACCTCCTTTGGTGCTGAAGACGTTAAGATATCACCCCGCCCGTTATTACCAACAACCTTATACGGTGCGTGAGTGCCGATGACTTTTGTTAAGTAATGTATGCTCATTGGTTCTCCTCGCTTGGAAACTCAACATGTACGCCAAAGTTCTCAGATATATGTCTATCTAAAACCAGATAGACATCTGAAGGATTAATGCTGTCCATCTCAGTTGTTGATTCCTTTCCCGTTAATGCTTTCATAATAGGACGCCATAAAAGTTCTTTCGCTAAAGATCCATTCCAGGGTACCTCAACTTGCTTTACCTCAAGCACAGCTTTAGTTTCATAGCCTGCGTCATTCAAAGCCGTTGACAATAAATCTAAATACTTGTGAACAGCTTTATTCTGTTGGCTTGTACGTTTCATGTGAAACTCCTACTTGTTAACACCAATATGTCTAAACTCGATCCATTTTCCTGACTGGTTTGCACACTCGATGGCTTTTTCCATTCCGTCTGACACACCATAATCTGAGTAGATGACAACCATCTTGACTGCGGCCATCCACTCGTAGCCACACACGATACCTTTCTGTCTTTGGTCCTTATCGTTGTCGTCTAAGTATTGCGTATAGAATCCATGAGAAGCAAAAGGTGCTTCACCTCTGTCTAGCGAATCCATTACGCAGCGTCTCAGGTATTCTTTATTTCTATCAACATCGCCCGCATAAGGGCTTTCAATAATTACTCGCATCATAATCATTCTCCAAATATTAATGTGTATAGAACACCAACTAATAAACCAACTAAAACGCTGCTGATAACTAATGCTATTGTTTTCAGCGAATTAAAAAAAGCTAATAGTTTTTCATCTGCTTTGTTTTTCATACGCCCTCCCTTGCTCGTCAAAATATATTTGTGTTCCCACCTCATGCTTACCTAAACTTTTTCCATTTTGTTGAACGTATAAAACTTTTGCACCGAAAGTTTCTTTCATTGCGTCGATAAAGCCGACGACCTGACTAAAGTCTTTTCTGTTTTGATCTTTAGAATTCATAAGGCATAACCCTGTTGTGAACATCTGGCGTTAGCTGTAGGCTTTTCTCATTAAACCAAAATTTAAACTTTCCCTCGTATTCTCCATTACGCTGTTTAACCACATCTAACGTTATGTCTGCCTCATCTTCGTTGAACTCTTTTCCCTCATTCCTTAATTGTTCTTTTTTCTTATTACAATGAACCGCGATAGCATTATCAACGAGATCTACAACCTCCCCTGCCCCTCTAAAATCATGTTTTCCAGGCGGAAAGAATTCACCTTTTTCATGTTTGCGCATGTGATGAATTAAGTGGATATGAATATTTTCAGACTTCGCTGCCCAACATAAACGATCAACAAACCTTGCCTGACCGTCCATGTCATCTTTAGCAATCCCGCATTTCATTAATGAATCAATAATGATGTGATTTATTTTTAGTTCTTGTGCGGCGTAATGAACCATTCCTAGAATACGATCTGCTTTCACCGTATCTGTTTGATCGTAGAGCCATAACCTGTCATCAGTCCACTTTAAAAAACGTGTTGCATATTCATCAGACGGAATATCACACCCCACGGCCTGCTTTAACATTCGCTTTAATGTCTTTGTGTATTTCATTTCAAGTGACGCTATCAACCAGCGTGATTGCCTTAACGCCCATGCGCAGACTTGGGTGGTGACCATAGATTTCTTGTGCCCGTTATACCCACCCCAGATCGTAACCTCACCTGGACGCATACAAAAATATGCGTGTGTTTTTGACCAGGGTAAAAAGTCTCCTTGCTCTTCTGGTTTTTTTCTAAACTCCGCCAACACGTCATCTACTACATCACTTGGCTTAATAACATATTGTGATTCTTGTTTTCCAAGAAACTTTAAGAAATCGATGTCATCACTAATGGTTTGCATTTCTCGCCCTCATGAAAGCTTTCGCTTCTCTGTCTAGATCTTGTTTGCTTAAACGCTCCCCTCGCTTCCTTTGTGAATCTGCTATATTTAAAATTAATTCTTCATGCGAAATTTCCTCTTGTTGTTTTTGATTTTTAGATGCTTGTATTTTATTTCGTAAGGTCTCGAAACTTTGAAACTCACCCAGCCCGCCATCTGGAAATAAGTCAGACATATTTAAATTTAACGACTGCAAAACATCCAAAACCCCACAACCTGCCAAACAGTTCATTAAGATCCTTCCGTCACTAAGCAATTGAATCCCCAGCGAAGGCGACTTATCTTTGTGCGCTGGACAACACGCTAACCACTGGTTGTGTCTGGTTTGTTTTACTTTACTGAGCTGAGGGAGGATTAAATTAATACTCATATGCCATCACCTCCAAAACTAACAACACTTTCTTTTTCGTCAGACCACCTTTCCCCATGTAGGTACGTAGTTGGTAATGGAATGTATTTTTTTTGAGTTTCGTTATATCGAGTTTCAATATCCTTTAACGCAAGTTCTTTTTTCTTTTTCGTTAAAGCATTCCAAGCTACCTCAGATTTTTTTCTATTTTCTTTTTTAGGATAACGTTCCCAAAAAACGGAAAAGTCTAATCCGTCAGGATTGGACGTTATATCTGTCTCTGTCTCTGTCTCTGTCTCTGTCTCTGGGGTTACGGTTGAAGTACGGTTTCGTAACGGATTAGTTACGGCTTCGTTACACCCTTGATTTTCTTTGTTTTTTCCTTCCGTGTTGCCATCAAGATTGTCTTGATCTAGTATTTCAAAAAAACCGGCCTTAATGATTTCTTGAAGCGCTTTTGTCAGCGCATCGATATCAGCGCGTAACCTAAATGATATTTTCCGTAACGAATCCGTAACCAATCCGCTACATGGATCTTTATGCTCGCTAGCTAACAACCAAAGCATCGGAAGTAATGCCCTCGCCTCCACGCTCATAGACTGATATTCGTAATTATCAAGCAAAGACTTATGAAGCCGTATCCATGGCGGTTTACGGTCCTTGTAGGATTGGTGTGATTCCCAGTTAAATGCTTTAATCATTTGGATGCTCGCTGTGTATAGATTCCTTTCTCCTTTTCCATTTTCTCAACCTGCTCAGGTGAGCGATTACTGATAAGCCTTTCTAGTTTTTTACACGCGCTCACCTTCTCCTCTTTATTCCACGCACAAGCCAGATCATGTGCAGCTTTACCAATCTGCTGTTCAAGCAGATCATCTCTATGTTCAAATGCTTTCTCATTTGTCATTTCCACCCCCACGAAATAGTCCTATCAGGATCGGTAAATCGTTTATCGTAAACTGCGACACAATTCCCACCTGGAGAACAATTTTTAGCCCCAACAAATTTAACTCTTCGGTTTAATCTTCTGATTTGATTTGCTTTGTCTTGAACGTAGGTTTGATACCACTTTGTAGATGCATCATCCGGCAATAAAGCGACGACTGTAGCGCCGTTGGCTACAAGCTCCATTGCTGCCTTGAGACATTTTTCTAGATTCCCTCGGCTGTAAGGTGGGTTCATCCAGTAGCTATGATCTAGAAACCCCATTGGATCTTGGCTATCAACAGGCAAGTCTTTAAATGAACGTGCTTTCTTTGTGTAAGCTTCTATATCGTTAGTCCAACGTTGACACTTTGTATTTTCTGAACTCGCACATAAATCGAATTCAAAGTTAAACTCAGCATCTAAGACTTGATAAAGGTCATCGGGTGTACACCATAGATCACCGCTAGACATTGTAAAATCTCCCTCTACAGATTTCCCCTATTGTCGCTTGAGAACACTTGTATTTTTTCGCCATGAGACGTTGGGTGGTGTCGTTTTTTCTATATTCGCTTCTTATTTTTTCCGCGACCTGTTTCGTAAATCGGCGAGAACCCCTTTGTTTTGAGGCCATATCTAGCATGTTTTCTTTCTGCGTCCCTGCTTTTAGGTGATTAGGATTTACACATAAAGTATTATCACATTTATGCATAATCACGCAGCCTAAAGGAAGGGGCCCTTTGTTTAGTATGTAAGATAGCCTGTGAGCCCCATATACTTTACCCTTCCGTCCTCCGACTCTGAACGCCCCATAAGGGCCAGTCCCGCGTTTCGATCCGAGCCATATCCAGCATTCATCCTTTGATCTTGTTTCTACCTTCTCCCATAGCCGATGCTCCCATGTGGCCCTTGTTAAAATTAAAAAATCATAATTATCCACCATTAAACTCCTTTTGAATGTATTGAAGCTGATTACTAATTGTCTCTAACTGCTTAGATGTGGTTTCAGCAATAGACTGAAAGGTTTGATTTAATTCCTCTATCTTTGCCTGGGGTGTAATCGGAGTGACTTCGTACATTAAGACCTGGGCCAAATAAGCCATTGGTCCATGAAAGTCCCGCTTTCTCGCTTCAAGTAAAATTAGTTCGATTTCTTCTATGTCGAATTTTTGTCTGTTTTTAAAATTTAGACAGTCATTAACTTTTCTAGCTGCCCTCTCAATATCCTGCGATTCCCAGAGTTTGGCGGTCATTAGTAAGTGCCCAGCCTCTTTTTCACCGATAAGATCAACGGCGTCTCGTAGCTTGGCTCTCAATGAGTTTTTATTTTCAAATAAATCAGCTTGGGACATGTTCGGACCTCGTCCCAATGCGTCCCAAAGACTTTATTGCTAAAATTTTTTTAGAAATAAAAAAACACACAGCCGACCGTTGGACAGTTAAAAACTGTGTGATTCGACCAGGGGAATTAGTCGAATAGAAATAGGTGCCCCCACCCAATGCTATGTGCAAAGTTTCATAACACTGTTGGTGGTGGAGGTCTTTCATTAGGCCACCTGATAAAAATGGTTAAGTAAGTCCTGAAGGGTTAACTTCCCTCTTGATGCCTTAACAAGTTTATTCATCGTTGGCCGTTTAGGAATTTTTCGGCGTGAGAGTAAATGGCTCTCAATGTAGCCGATTGTCGTACCTGCTCTATTGGCGTAGGCAGTACGTTGATCTGAAGTCAGATTTTGATAGTAGTCTCGAAAGTTCATATGTTGCCTCGAGACCTAAATGACTCAAGTTGTTGTATTTTTTTAAATGATGGCGAAACGATTTTGTTATTTTTAAAATCTAACAGCCACCAATAATTTAAACCTGAAAGGTTTGATATTTCTCTGTATTGGCCACTTTTGCCTTGGAGCCAATTGCGCAGATCTTGAACTAAGTTTTTCTTCATGAAGAAATTCTAGGGGATTACTCCTTATCTGTCAAGGGGTTTGCCCCTTATGTTTTCGATTAAACTCCTAAAACAGGCTTTGGAGGCGTGAAATGGGTACAAAAAAGATAGTAATTGATAATATTTTGAGGCTGATGGATTTTCATAAAATACCATCACAAAATGCATTAGCGAAAGCAGCAAAGGTTGACCAAAAAACAATCAATGACTTTATGCGAGAAGAAAATAAAACCAGCTCAATAAAACTGGTCACATTAGATAAGATAGCCAAAGCCTTAAAGGTTTGTGGCTGGCATCTCCTAGTACCCTCACTGCCTATTGAGTTTATAAATAGCGCCCCTAAATGCTCTAAAATCTCTCCCACGGGATTTAGCTTATTAACAGTATATGAAACAGCGTCAGATGAAGTGAAAAGAGAAATAATTGGCTACACAGATTACATTTTAGATCGTTCCGGGGACTCTTCGCATAGAGATAAGATTAGAACGGCTGTACAATTTCAAGAAAATAAACGCACATAAGAATTAAGCTAGGGTTCATCATCACTTAGTTAGAATTCATCATAACTTTTCCATATTCTTAGGGGAAATCCCCTTGACTTCACCCTTTGTTAGGGCTATTCTCCTAACATCAACAAACAAAAGGGGTAAGTCATGAGCGATTACAGCAACAATAGAGATCACTGGACCATTCAAGACTGGAAAGACTTTGTTAAGAATGGAAAGCCTGATGTTGTCCTTGGTGAGTTAAATATTGACTCTTGTGATTTTTCTGAAGAAGTCATTCGACTATTTATTGAATATGGGAATGATTCAGCGCAACTGGGTTATGAGCTACATAGCTATTTAAATCAACTCCTAGAAGTCCCCGCAAAATATGCTCGTGATGAGTATGAGATTGATCGTGATGCAGAAAGATATTTAGGTGTGGCATGAATCTTAACTTCTTCACTGACGCTGTTTTAATTATTGCGATCATAGTCATGCTAATTTTGATTTGGAGCTTAACATGAAAAAACTAACTGATTACGGTGAGGCTGAATTCTTCACTAAGCAAGCGACAGAGCAGTTTAGGCAAGGTGAAAATATCACATCTATTAAATACTTACTTCTTCGAGCGTTAAACGCGGCGGTGCAGTCTGAATCAATCGGTGATATTACATTAGGCCCATCCACTCAAGTGGATGTTGCCAAAGCGGTCAGGGATGCGGGCGTATGAAGCCATATTATCACGCAAGATTATCGGTTAAAAAATACGGTGGTGAGATTGATGATTACATTGATATTCATAATTTTATTGACTCATCAAAATCAACTTTAGCTGATGTAAGACATAGAGCATTAATTCATAGTTCATTTGGATGCTTCCTCGTTGAGAAAGTTTATGGCGTAACAATTAAAAACAGTCAAGACAAAATTGTAAATACACGTGATTTAGCTGAGGACCATATATTAGAGGATTTGGGGTTTATTCCGTCCCCTGATAAGTGGTTACGTAACATGAGGATTGAACCATGGATGTCTGGAACACGAAAAACTAAGAGGGTAGATTAATGGATGACTTAAAAAAATTAACATTAGAAATTGAAGAACTAAAAAAAACGTATAAAGAAAAAGCTAAAGCCGCTTTGCTTAATGATGTATTTCCAGGTTTCTTTAAAAGTCATCCTGAGATTAAAGCGGTTTATTGGTGTCAGTACACGCCCTACTTTAACGATGGTGACCCCTGTGTATTTAACGTGGGTGAGGTTTGCTTATCCAACATAGAAGACTTTGAAAGTAACGATAATTTTGATGGTTATTACGAGAGTTATATAGACGGTAAGTATACTTGGGAGCTTGACGATAAAAAATTAGAAACTGATTTTTCTGTTGTTGCGGCATTTATATCAAGTAATAAAAATTTAATGTTAGACCTCTATGGTGACCACTCAACCATCGTTATCCATAACTCTGACCCAATAGAGGCAAGTGTTAGCGAGTATGACCATGACTGATTATTTCATGATGGACTGCAAAGACTTATCTCGGAGCTGGTGGGATAAAGTTAAGGATTTTATTTATTACGTATTATTTGAGGTGAAAGAGCCATGAGCGATCAAGAAAGGTATGAGTACGAAGTAATGAGTCAGCAGAGTGCAGAGCTGGGGGAGTTGTTTGCCGCTCTGTCAAAAGCACAAGGTCAAATGTCAGGCGCGGTAAAGGATTCATCAAATCCATTTTTCAAAAGCAAATATGCAGACTTGCATCATGTCTGGGAGGCAGTAAGAGGCCCCCTTTCTAGCAACAGTCTTACTGTTTTGCAAGCAACCAATGTTGTTAACAATAAATTATTTGTTGTAACAACGATAGGTCATTCGTCAGGGCAGTGGATGAAGTCAATCACACCAGTAAAAGCAATGAAGGAAGATCCTCAGGCGATGGGGTCAGCCATTACTTATGCTCGGCGCTATTCTTTAGCGGCTATTTGTGGGATAGCGCAGATGGACGATGATGCTGAGTCTGCGATGAGCAGAAATACTATAAAAGGCCAGACTAGCGGCGAAAAAATTGATTTAGTGAAAATCAACAAGGCTGCTGAGTATATTAAAGAAACGATAAACGCTGACATAGAAGAAGATGAGCGCAAAGGAAAACTGCAAGCTGCTTATGATCGAATATCAAACGATGAGAACCTTGAGATCACAAAGCAGCTTAATGATTTTGCCCCAGGCACAAAACGAAAATACAAAAACATACTATCAGATTATCTAAAGGAGAACGCAACATGAGTTACGACAACAATTTACGATTAGCTTTATGGAAGAACGACCGAAGAGAAAAGCAAACACACCCGCACTTAAAGGGAAGCGGTGAGGTTAATTCTGAATACTGGGTTAGCGCGTGGTTTTCTGGCGATCTTAGCGATACGGATAAAAAATCATTAGTGGAAATAGTTAACCGTTATGACAGTAAAAAGCCATTTATCTCTATCTCTTTACAAGAAAAGCAAGCGAAAGAAGGTGCGTCAGAAAGTCAGGCTACCGATGCCTCTTTTGATTCGGATATCCCCTTTTAAATGAAGCTAGACCCCACAAGCTTTTTACTCGGTCAACTATTTGTAATTGGCTTGTGGGTTATTCATAAAGTGTTTTGGTATACGTTTGAGAAAGTGAAAAGTAAGTTTTAGGAGCTATATAGATGCGGTTAACCCTATCCCTATCTTGTTTTGTATTGAGTTTTGTAAATCTTTATTTTGCAATTACACATTTAAGTCTTTTTAGCGCAGGAGTGTTTGTTTATTGTTTTATAGTAGCCACGGGGATTTTAGCTCTATATTTTATTGAAGAGGGTAGGTAGGTGAAAAAAGGTGGATTTGTAGAAGCGGTAACAAAGGCTATTAATCAGCGGGAGCCGAGCGACTGTTGGGAGGGCGAATACTACTGTTGTGATAATTTTAATCCTAAAAAAGCAAACGTTTACATGCATACGCGCCGCAGTGCTTTAGGTCCAGGTTGGAGTGAGTCTGTCCTTGTCGGTCTGCGTGTTGAACATAAAATTCCTTATGCATGAATACCCTTAATGCTGTGTTGTGCGGCGCGGAAAGCAGACGCGCAGGCAAGGGTGCTGGAACTGAGAACCTACAGGGGTGAATAAAGCATCGGCCAGTTTTTATAATGGCGTTACCTGGATCGAACTCATAGCCCCAGTAGCGCGGGGCCACAGCACAGCATTAAGGGTATTGATAGGGGTGAATAGATAAATGAATAATTTAATCAAGGAGAAAACAATGGAAGAAAAAGCAGTAGTTGTTACCACAGAGCATAAAGGTGTATTTTTTGGCTACACGTCAGAAGAACTTACTAGCAAGTCAATTAATCTTAAGCGCGCTAGAAATTGTATCTACTGGCGTGGTGTGAAGGGGTTTCTTGATCTAGCAGCTTCGGGACCAACCGCCGATTGTCGAGTCGGACCAGCGGTTGATATCACGCTACACGACATTACATGTGTTGCAAACTGCACAGATAGCGCAGTTAAGGCATGGGAGATAGCGCCGTGGTAGATAGCGCCGTGGTAGTTTTAGGGACGCCACCTTCTTGGTCTTTACTGATGAGTGGCTATGGTGATGGTCATGGCTATGGTCATGGTTATGCTCATGGTCATGGTTATGGTCATGGTCATGGTCATGGTCATGGTTATGGTTATGGTTATGGTCATGGCTATGACTATGGCTATGGTGATGGTGATGGTGATCGTTATGGTTATGGTCATGGCTATGACTATGGCTATGGTGATCGTTATGGTTATGGTTATGGTCATGGCTATGACTATGGCTATGGTGATGGTGATGGTGATCGTTATGGTTATGGTGATGGTGATCGTTATGGTTATGGTTATGGTCATGGCTATGACTATGGCTATGGTGATGGTGATGGTGATCGTTATGGTTATGGTCATGGCTATGACTATGGCTATGGTGATCGTT